AAACAGTACCTTGAGCGGAGCAAACAGCCTGTGAATTAACCGTAGTACCGACACCACCAATGCCGCCCGTGCAGGAATACACGGTACCATTTATTGTAATCTGGGTAGTGCCACCGTCACTACCATTGGTAGGAACAGCGGTTCCTCCCAGTCCAAAAGCCCCGATTAATACGGCATATGCTGTATTTGGCGAAAGACCTGAAATTAAAAACCGTACCGCAGCACCTGTCCCGCCGCCTCCAGCGACGCATGTACCATTTGCGCCACCGCCTCCGGCACCGCCGCCAACCAGTGTAAATTCAAATACCGTAGCCGAAGTGATATTAGCTGGAGTTGTGAAATTACCGCTCGACGTAATCGCAACAAAATTTAGCTGCTTAGCCGCTTTTATAACTCCAAAGAATTGCGCATTATTAGCAGCATCCAGTACGCCGCCATATCCCTCGATTGTATTAGCCAACTCTTCCTGAACCGAGTTGGCCCACGCCGCATTAAATGCCGTAGCGGCAATCACTAGCGCTTTATTACCATCCCGGAAGCCGTGTTTACCCGCTCCAAACAGATCGGTAAACTTAGTGGTAGTATCTATTCTATGCACGATGTCCCCTTATAAATACGCGAATAACACGCTCGTATGAGCGGGTTTAAATTTATTGATACGGCATTCCAGCGCCTCATCGCCCCAGCTTTGCAGAGCGCTGTTGCAATCGCTGTTGCAGTCCATATAAAAAACCCCGCCAGTTGATGCCGGAAGATTCAACTGCCACGCAAACAAATCCGCCTCACTATTCAGCGCCGCATTACAATCGCTGTTGCAGGTCATAAGCGCGAATTCGTCAATTGTCGTACCTGGATAACCCATTGAGTCGGCAATACCGATAAAATACGCGCGGCTTTGTCCGCCGGTCATAGTTAACTTAGACACCAATGCAGACCGGCGCTGCTCAATAGTCTGATCGATAGTGACGCAGGGATCAGGCAGGCCCGCAACACGCTCCCACTCCGGCAGCATTTCAGTTGTCGTACGCGGATCGGCTTCGTTGATCAGATCCTCGCAACGCAGATCGATGCGCGCGAATTCATCCGCCCAGGCCAACAATAACAACGCCAGGGTACTGGATTGCGATTTAGCCCAAGCTAAGCCGCGCGGCAATAGTGCCTGTAACTGGCTCTGGTAATCACCAGCTGTCATAGCCATGTGATTACCCCCAGCGTAGTCATATAACCGGTTGCATTCATCACATCGGCAACCGGTGCAGTCATGGTGTAATTAGTTTCGCCAGCGGCCGCGCTGATGGCCGCGCGTTGGTGCGATAACAGCAGCGTTCCGCCGGGTATTGACTCGCGACTAATCAGATCGGCCAGTTCAGCCGTCACCGCCGCTTTCACGGCTGCGGTATTAGGGACTACAGCAATAGAGTAATTTAATGGAGCAGCGATCGGAGCAGCAACCGTTACCGATGCGGTTACAGGTCTCAGGTTATCAATATAGGACTGAACGGTAACCACCTCACCAGCATCAGGAATCGGACTGGCGTCGTTATCGCGTACAAACCTGACAGTTACCGACCCCGGACCTAACTCCTGCGGATAAACCCACGCACGGGTAACACCTGCCACTTCCAGCGCCCACGCCTCATAATCATGTTTCGCTCCGCCATGTGGCGATTGCTGGATACGGGCAATAAATCGCGCTCTTAATGAGTCATCCAGTTCGGCATCAGAACCGCCTGACAATACTCCGGCCGTAGCCGTGGCGGTTACCCCTCCAATAGGCGTAGTCAGCATTAATGCATACCCGGCGACGGCATTGCCCACCTGTCCGGTCTCAACCGCAGTGACAGCCACAACAGCAGTTCCGGCCGCAATAACCACATCGGCATCGACGGTATATAAAACACCATCCGCGCGTTGCAGCTCGGTCAGCGCCGGAATGGTTACACCATTGGTTCCGGTTAACGTAACGGAACCGGTGGCAAAGCTCGCTGGGATACGGTAGACCTTCCAGATCCCCGCCCAACGCTCCAGATATTCCGCTTCAGCTGTATCATAGATTATTTGCGTAGCCAGCCAGGAAATGAACCCATACAAACCGTGAACGGCTGCCGAATGAACCCTCGACAACACATTAAGATTCGAGCGCCGCAACGTTGCATCCGTACCCGGCAGACGTGATTGGATGTCCGCAAATGCGCGGACAATTAAATCGGATAATGTCGGTCTGCTAAATGCCATTTTCTATGCGCTCCAAAACGATTCAAATCTAAATTGCTTAACCGACTGACCGGGCCGGGTAATCGCTACCAGCAAACCTAAAATACCCATGCGGGGATTGCTGGCCACGACTTCGACCGACTCAGCCACACCATCATCAACCATCCACTTCAGGGCTTCGTCGGCGTATTGTTTAGCGCGGATCAGAACTACTGTTAATTGTTTCTCGCGGCTCAACAACCACAGCCGTGAGCCGAACTGATCATTGTTGATATCAGCGAACTGGTCCGCCCACCAGCCGCGACGATCATTCGATCCGTCCGGAATAACATCATCCGCATTAGCGCGGCGGTCGGTGAATAAACTCAGAATTACTGACGTTTCCAGGCCGTCGTCCTCAACCAGCCCCAGTGAATTAATCACGTAATCGGCACCCTGATCGAAACCGATAAACACCGTTTTTATATCGCTCATACCGGCACACCTGTTTGCGCCGCCCCAGCAGTTACCCCACCGTGCTTATGCGTTTTCAACGAGATCCCATCGGCAATCACATCACCGCCCGTCACAATCACCTCAGGGCAGTTAACAATATTAATAGGGTGAGCTGCGCCTTTAATGACAATGCCGGTTCGTTTTAAGATGATTGTATGCCCGAGATCGTCATAAAGCCCACCCTCACCAGGCTCCAGCCCTTTTGGCCGATAGCGCCGATCATCAGCCGAAATAACTATTCCATGATCTCGATTACCCCCGACAAAAATTACCGCCACTTCGGCACCTTCAAGAGGCACGGCGGTATGCCCGTAATTCTGAAAGCGCTCTATCTCACGTACTTCGCCTGACAACAGCTTGACCTGTACGCCTTGCATTTTCAATGTATCATTAACCAGCGCCAACACGCCGCGCGCAACCATCAGATTAACGCGTCTAGCCAGCGGAGCAGTCACCTTATTGATTGCCCTGATAATCATTGCTCGAACTCCCATTCAGGCTGGGTTATTTTTCGCTCTTTACTGCCTTGTTTCTTGCGCATTTTCTTGTCCAGACGGGTCTGTTTAACGCCCTCGATCGTGTCGAACGCATGAGGCAACGCCAGCTGCACGGTAGTCAATGTACCTGAGTCATTCTCCGAGTAACTGACCGATGCAATCAGCATATCCATATCCGCATACAGCAACGGCGAATACAAATGTGTGATCGCGTTTGGCATCCATAAATTCCCGCCAACGTCCCAACCCTGCACGGTAACAGTGGCACGAGCACCACGTCCGGCCCGAACATTCCGCTCCCATTCGGCACGCTGTTTCAGCGTGGCATTGCTGCCCTGGTCCTCGGCTATGATAATCAGCGGCCGGTACCGGGTTATAGAACTATCCTGAACGCCGCCGCTTAGCTGCGCCACAGTTTCGCCATAATTCTCGTCATCGCCTTGCGCCTGGCCTTTCACGATATAATCGCTATACCTATCCTTCCAGCTGAACGTGGCCTCAGCAGTCAGAATATTCTCACCTTCCGTCAATCCGGCCGGAGCTCGAACAGTACCGGCGCGAGTAATCAGCAGATTACCCAGACCGTCCGACATCAGCAGTACTGCGCGCATCCTAGCTGCGCGTTCCAGCGTTTCAAACACGCTCTCGCCCTCCTGGATACTGAAAGAGCCAAATGCCTCTCCGGTATCGGTATTAGTAATCACCCTGATACCAAAAGGCGCACACAAATCAGCGGCGATCTGCTCCAGCTTTTTATTGCTCCACTGCCCACTCTTATATATAGCCGAGCAATCGACCAGATCCGCAGTGCGATCGCGCCCGGTGACACTGATGCTATGCGCCTGTTTATCGTAACGCGGAC